AAGATCGAATTGTCCATCTTGGCGACCGAGTATTGCGCCGCGCACCCGACCTCCAGAAACGCGCCCTGGATGCGCTGGAAGGGGAAGTCCGGGTTCCCGACGTTGATCCAGACTTCCACGCTCTCGGTGCCGAATAGCCATACTTCGCGGTGATCGACGATCAGCGACAGGAGAATGTCAGGCGACCCCTCGGCCGTCGCATAATCCAAGCCGTCGATGTCGGTCCCGTAAAGCTGGGTGATCTGGAATTGCCCGGTGTTTACCTTGTTGAACGCGAAGTAACCATCCACGAACCAGACGTTGGTCGAGCCCTGGTAGTCGAGGTCAGCAATGGCGGTTACCGTTTCCGCGTTCGGGTTGATGAAATAGCCGGACACGCCGCCCACCATCATGATCGTCTGGCCGTTGGACGCCATCGACACCACCGGGCCTTCGTCTGCCACGGTGCCGATGATCTTCGCCGTCTTGTCGCTCAGGACTTTCCAGACGTTCACGCCCACGACGATGATGGCGATCGTCTCGCTGAACGCGATCATGCCGCGAACCCGGCTGCCGTCCAGATCAAGCCATGGAGCAAGGCCAGGGGTGCCGATGAGCATTGCCGGGCTGCGGCTTGTCCCGCTCTCGCTTTGCTCCAGGTAGAGGTTGACGGTGCGCTGGGCGTCGAACGAGGAGGAGCGCCCGTTGAAGCTGCCGCCGAGGAACGGGAATTCAGCCATTTTGCTTTGCTCCTTGGGTCATGAGATCACCGCAATCTTGCGTGTAACGCCGGAGCTATCTTTCCATGGGAAATAGCTGGTGATGGGGGCATCAGCAGTCGCTACCACGGTTCCAGAGCGAATGACGCCTGTCCCCTTCGGATCGATTACGAAATCTATGTTTGCGCTGGGGCCGACCGCCTTGAGCCCGGCGCGCCCGGCTGCCGGCGAGGTTTCCGACACGCCGGTTTCGCTGCCCAGCGCACCGCCTTGGATAATCTCCGTCGCAGCAGCGGCGACCGAAGATGTGATCTTCGTTTCGTTGATACTGCTGTGCCCGATGATCTTGCTTCGCGTGGCATTGTTGCGAATTCCAGCCGTGACCGACGCAGCGCTGTGGCAGCAGCTCAATGTCTGGTCCGTGCAATCCACGCCGAGGAAGAAGCCATATTCTCGGCTGTTCAGGGCGATGAAGCCTTGCACCGTGGCGCTCTGCGCGTTGCCGTTCACGTTGCCCGTCGCCTCATAGCCTCGGGTGCAATCGTCCGTCACAACCTGGCTGATCGAGATGTTATCCGATCCGTTCTGGACGCCGACGATGGTGTTGGCCGCCGCGCCTTGCGTGGGCTTCACATAGACTTGCGACAGGGTGGAGCGAGACGCCACCCGCTCGGTAGGATCGCCGCCGCCGGGCTTCGTCCTGAAGCGAACGCCGCCATAGTCGAGAGTGGCATTTCCGCCGAAGTCCGTAACCGTGATGTTCGAGGCCTGCCAGATGCCGCGCAGGTCAACGCCATTCGATCCGGTCACGCGCTGCCCGTGGTTCCTGACCCTGATGTTCTCGACGATATTTCCGACCGGCTCAGTCGCATCAGATCGGGACTTGAGGTCGAGCCCGTCAGCGCCGACATCCCACACGTCGATATCGGAAAGCCGACAACGGAGAGGCGAGCCGGCTTGCAGACCGATGCCATAGGACGCCACGTTGTGGATGCGCAGGCGTTCCCACACGTTATCCCGGCATGAACGATCAGCGCCGCCGGCCGTCGAGAGCGTGAACACGCCGTGGCCGGCCACCATCTGCCCGACCAACCACGTCCCGTAGATTTCGAAGCCGGAAAGGCCGCACTTCACGGGCGCAATCTGCGCGATCAGGAAAAGCGTGTTGTCGTTGGTGTAGATCTTGGCGCCGTAGTCGTTGGCCGCGACCAGAGACACGCCCGCGCGCTGGATGATCCCGCACTGGCTGGCCGGGACAACGACGCCATCGTTGTCGAACGTCTCGCCTGTCGTCGAAGCGGTGATCCGGTAGAGCCCGTCAGGGAAGACTAGCGTTCCGCCGCCCATGTCGTAAAGATCGTCGATCGCCTCCTGGATGGCAGCCGTTGCGGAGTTGATCCCCGTATTGTCCGCGAAGTAGGGCGCGCCAGTTACGGAGATCGTCGGGCAACCCTCACCTGTGAACGGCACCGGCACCGCATCGTTGCCCGTGACGAACAGTTGCCCCGTTTGTTCGTTCGCCGCCTTCACGAAATAGAGCGCGTTCGGGATCGGGGTAAGCGGAAGCGCGGTGACCCGCAAGAACTTCACATCGGCTACCATTGCGTTTCACTCCACTGGTCGGGCGCGGCGCCTGCCGCAAATGCTGTGCTCGGATTTCCGCCGAAGCCATAGCCCATCAGCGCGGGGTCAAGCTGGCTCACTCGGGCGGTTCGGTTCGCGCGCTTCAGGAGCGCCTTCGTTGCGCGGGCGCGGGCGGAGACATCGATGATGCTGCCGTATTCCGATGCCAGCTCCTCACCCACCGCATATTGCAGCGCTCGGACATAGCCTGGCGGAAGGAACAGTTGGACGGCGATCGTCGCGACATTCGTGAGGATGCGCGGCGCGTCTATGGTGATCGGAACGGCTCTGGCGGGCGTGGGCCACAGGATGATCTTGGAGAGCGGGGCGTCGTTCACATAGACCCAGCGCTGGACAATGGCCTGCTGCTGGGTCTTTAGGCCGACCGAATTGTATTCCCCGATGGACCATTCGGAGGCGGGAAAATCGATGCCGTCAACGTTGGTATAGAGCCCGTTGATGATGGTCGGCCGGGCGGTCGCCCAATCGCCCCCGGCGCCGAGGCTGTAGATCGCTTGGCCGGCGACCGTGGTGAATGTTTCGGGCATAGATCCGTAGACCGACAGGCTTTCGAGGCTCCAGCTTTCCAGAACATCGTTGAGAGCGGCGAGGCCATCTTGGGCTTCTGCGGCGCTGGGCGTCTCGCCTACTGCGAGCGCGCCGATCTTGATCATGGCCTTCTTGATGAGGTCGATAGCGATTATGGGGCTCGGCATCGGATCGTCTCCTTTGCCGAACCCCTATCATTCTTGCGGCCCTCAGGCGAGGCCGAGGACGCTGAGGATGCCGTACACCACCGCCTGAGCGCCTTCGACCGTCAGCGCCGGGTCGAAGTTCAGAACGGTGGACGGCAGGACCATGACGGGCCCCACGGAGATGTCAGGCGTCGTGATGGAGATCACGCGGCCTTGGTCGTTGAGGTCGAAGTGGAAGGTGAAACCGGCGAGCGTGTAATCCAAGGGTGCCTCCTACTGGCTGGGTTGCAGTGCGATGACCTGGATGTTGGTTCCCGCCGGGGCCGTGGTGGCCGGGACGAGGTTCAGGCCAGCAGTGATGATCGCCAGGCTCAGTAGCGTCGTCTGGATCGTCCAACACTTGATCGAAACTGACGTAGCGGTCGGGGTGGCGGTGGTGTTGCACATGATGGCCTGTGCTGCCGTGGGGTTAATCGGAGTGGTACCGATGGTTGGCGCGGAAGGAAGCGGCGTCGCCCAAGTGATCGTGCAAGAGCCGGTGGCGTCAAGAACGCAGGTTGTGGCGCGCGTGATACGGGGGTGGATGTGGTCGGATCTGGCATAGTTCGCCTGCCCTCCGATCTGCCCGCTCGTCGTCTCCGATGGCGGGATTGTGTCGCCGGGAATGGCCGGGGGATAGGTGACTTGGGCGGCTGCGTCACTCCCAGCCAAGAGGGCAGCCGCCGCGACAATGTAGAGAAGTGCTTTCACTTATGCCTCCGATTAGAACTCTTCGATGTAGCCGACCGTCGTTGTGGCGCTGCAAGCAGCATACACCGCCGCGCTGGTTGTCAGAACTAAACTAGCGCCAGCAACGGGTTGAAGGGGAAACCCAGTCGTGGTTGTCACCCCGGTATTGCCGAATGCGCAGGCGTTCGCGGCGCCTACTGCCAGGGTGATCTTAGAGCGGCCGGCGCGGGCGGCTGCGATCAGAGTGGAAGTCGTACCGGCGCTGATCTGGCCCGTAGCTAGCGAGGCCGTGCCCTTCTGCACCATGTAAGTGCCCGTCGTGTCGCCGCGCATGCGGTCCCACGTCGTGCCGTTGAAGTGGCTGTTGGCAATGAACAGCGGGCCGACTGCAACCGTGTTCTGGCCGCTGATGCTGCGCAATACGTTGTTGGCGATGCCATCCGCGCCGCTGACGGTGATGCCCGCGACCTCCAAAGCGCCGTATGCGGTTGACCAGAAGTCGTCCCGCTGGCCGGTGGTCGCTGCGGTCGGCGTGGTGGTATTGACAAGGCCGCCGATCTTCACCGGGTTGCCGGTGTCGGCCGCGCCTGATGCCGAGTTGCCCTCAACTTGGTTGGAGCCACCAGTGCCGCCGCCGCTGGTCTTCAGGGGGTTGCTGGAGGTCGTGGGCAGGCAGGCGGTATAGGTGTCGCTGCACTGCAAGATAACCGATGGCGGGGTGCCAGCGCTGGGGTAGTTGTACGAGGGAACAGTCTGCGCGGCGGCCGGAACCGACAGCAGCGCGGCGAACAAGGCGATCAATCTACGCATAGCTTCCTCCAAATGGAGAAGGGGCCGAGGTTTCCCCCGGCCCCTCCTGTTTCAGTCCTTGGCAGTGTGGCGGGGCTGCCGGGTGCCCTTCTTGTGGTCGGGCGGGGTCGCGGCGGCCTCGGTGATGTTGCCGGCGGGCTTGTCGTCGGCTTCCTTGGCCTTCGCATCATCGGGCCGGGCGTCGGTTGCCGTCTGGGACTTGGCTTCCGGAAGGGTGCGGCCCTCCTCTCCAAGATCCTTGCCCTTGTTGGCCTCCTGATCGACCGGCGGAGGCACTTCCTTGCCCTCGGCATCCTTGAGCGGTTCACCGGGAGCATCCTCCTTGTGCTCGCGCAGGCGGCGCAGGCTGTCGCGAAGCTGATCGTCGGTGACATCGGCCGTGATGCTCTCTTGCACGAGGGCTGCGACCAGCTCGGCGCGGTTCATGTCCTCGATCGGCTTGTTCAGGTCGATGGTGCTGGCGGTGATTTCCGTCGAATGCCCTTCAGGCTTGGGATCGGCAGCGGGGTTCAGTTCTGCCGGCGGATCGCCGCCAGCGAGCACAGCGAGTTCCTGACCTTCGTTCTCGACAAGAACCTTGCCGGGGTTCTGCGGGTGTCCGTGGTGGCCGTCCGGGGCGCAAATCCACTTGGGGTATTCAGCATGCATCTGGGTTCTCCCTATAGGAAAGGCGGGCCTCTCACCCGCTCGGCCGGATATAGCCCCGGCTGGCCCTCAACGATAGGCTGCGCCTTACTGGTTCGGCGTCAGACCCGACGAGAGGATCGCCCAGTGAACGCGCGTCGCGGCGGTTGCGTTCGCGGGGCCGTAGATGGTGAACGAACCATTCGCCGGAACGACGCGCAGAACCGACGTCAGGGTGGTGTCTCCAGCCGCTTGCGCAACGACTGCCGAGATGTTGGACCCGAGCGTTACGTGCGGGTTGGTGACCACCACCGAGGCGGCTCCGATCGGGATGACCGCATCGCCCTGATATTCGTTCGAGTTGATGGGGCCTGCGGTCGGCAGAGCGGTGGATGCCTGCGCCAGGTTCTGCGCGATCAGCGCGGCTTCGGTCGAGGCGGGGAGGGAAACGATCTGGCCCGAGGCGTATGCGCCATACGAGCGATTGAGAAGGACGGTCATGTGGAACCTCTTGAACTGGAGAAACGCCGAAGGGGAGGTACTTCCGATATGATCGGAAACACCTCCCCACATGGTCATCAGGTTGCGTAGATGGTCGCGAGTTCCGGATAGGTCGCAGCCCAGCCGAACAACACGTCGATACGCCAGATCGAGTTGTCGTTGATGATGTCGTAACCCTCGGTGACCTTCACCGTGAAGCCCTTGTGCGACATCTGGGTAACCTTGACCCCCGTGCCAGCGTCTGGAGCTGCCATCGGCACCATCGCTAGCGTGAAGGCGTCCTTGTGGAAGCCGACGTTGGCCGCATAGCTGCCCGAGGCGGTGCCGAAGATCGTGATCGTGGCGCCGTTGGCGGGCGAGTTCGTCACGTTCTGGAAGGCGCCAGCAGGCGTCAGCGCAGGGCTGATCGGGATCGAGGTAGCGCCGGCGGGAACGTCAGCAGTGACCACGAACTGAGCAAGCGAGCCGGTGGACGCGCGCGACTGCGGGTTGACGGCGAACACGAGGGCGAAGGTGATCTTCGTGCCGCGCGTGATGGTGCCGGTGGTGGCCGCAACGTTGATAACATTGCCGGTCTGGCCCGCGCCATTGACGGTCATCGTAGCGACCGCCTGGGTTCCGTTGGTGTGGATGCCAACGTTCTGATCCATGCCAACGGTCAGGCCGAGGCTGTCCACCATGACGCCCGATTGGTACTGCTTGTCGAGGACGTTGCTGTTGTTGAACAGACCGGCGAGGCCCTGGATCATCGAGGCGTTGAGCGCCGGGTTCATCACCAGACCACGGCGACGGTCGCGCGGTGCGGCCATTTCATCGAGGCGCTGACCCACGCCGGTCATCGCGGCGAGTGCGAGGGCCTGAGTGGTCGGCAGGGTGCCGGGGGTGCCGATGGTGTTGAACGAGGTCAGGCGGGCAAGTTCGAGGCCCTGACGGTCGATCTCGTTGACGACAGGGGCGATTGCAGCCTGGATCTTGTCGTTCAGTCGGGTCAGCGAGAGGGTGCGCTCCGCCGAGGTGAAGTTGATATCGACACCGCCCTGCGAGAGGGTCAGCGGCACGGTCGTTTCGATGGTCGCCTGCGGGACGGCAACGCGGCCGGCGCGGTAGTTGTAGCGGGGCGGGCGCTTGATGTTGATGGTCTGGCCCGGTGCGTAGCCGCGCGACATGTTCGAGGTGAATTCGTCCTCGAAGTCGCGGTTCACCATGGTCGAGAAGGAAAGCATGTTCTCCAGGACGGCCAAGGTTTCCTTGGCGACGATCGAGGAGGTGACGAGAACGTTACTCATTGGGGGCGGTCCCTCTGTTAGGCCCCGCCCCCTGATCGATTACCGGAGGCCCTGGCTCCTACGATAGGCCGAATATTCCTCCATGTTCATCTTGGAGGGATCCTTCTCGGTCGTAGAACCCTGGCTTACCGGCGTGATAGGCGGCGGCGCACTGCTTGTCTTCGGTGGCGGGGTTGGCGTCGGCTTAGGCGCCTCGGTTGCCCCCAACGATGCTTCGATCCTGCCTAGTTCCATGGCGGCGCGGGCTGGCGACATTTCGTTGAGCCGTTCCGCTACGTCTGGGTTCTTGGCGAGGTGGTAGATCAGTTCCGGCCCCCTCTCCGCATCCATGAGCGCGCGGCCCACGTCTTCACGGATTGGGATTTCCGACTTTCCGGCAACCTCCGCGTAGTCCGGCAATTTCGCCGTGGCCTCCGCGACTTTCGCGCCCCATTCCGAGTTCAGGTGGGCTGCGGCGTCTTCCGATGCCTGCTTGGCCTGCCTGTCCGCGTTCTGGATAATGCGCTGGTCTGCCTTCCAGTCGGTCAGAGCTTCGACGAATTCGCCGTAGTCTGCGTACTGATCTGGGGTGGGCTTTGCTGCGGCCGAGCCGGGAAGTGCGCCGTTGGGGGTGGCGGTCCCTCTGAGTTGTGCAAGCTCCCGCTCGGCGGCGGAGGCGCGACGCTCGGCGTCGTGTCGAAGGCGCGTCAGTTCATTGATGCGCCCTTGAGCGCCACCCTTAAACCTTCCCCGCTCGTCGCGCAACGCTTCGCCGTTTTCGTCGTCTTTGCCCTGCTGGCCTTCTTCACCTTCCGGCTTGGCGGCGGCATCGCCTTCCCCTTCTCCGGTCGGCTCGGCATTGGCGGGCGCCTCCTGATTGTCCTCTACGGGTGCAGCGTTGG